GTAGATACGCTTGTAAGAGTTATCAAGTTGCTTCCAAATACCCACAGCAAGACGCAGATCATCTGGACCATCTTGCTTAATGCGACCACCTTGTCCCCACATCAAGTAGGTTTCGATGTCATTAGCAATCTTAGTCAGGTGAGCAGCTTCAAGTGTAGTCAAGAAAGTACGTGTAAGTTGTCCTGATTGATAAGCTTTCTTTACATAATCCTTACCAAGCTTAGCAGCCATATCTTCCAAGCTAGTGATGGAAGGATCAGATGTTTTTTCAAAGTTTCTCCAAAGCTCAATTACAGGTACAGTTCCATCAGCTTTCATACCACCTTTCATCATAAGGTCAGCACGAGAAGAAATAGAATAGTGTACGTGAGCTTCAGCACCACCTACATAGTTATAGAACTCACGGAAACCTGCACGAACATCTCCCAAATCTGAGAAACGCTCACCATATTCTCCACGAGCACTACCTTTACGAAACACCTTTGTACCAACTTTTAGGTATTTGTTGTCAAGATATTTCGCATTGTCGTTGTTAACCAGCTGTACAGTGTAAACGAAACCATCGTTTGTAGGAATAACATCATCAGCAGTGATGTACATTTCCACACCGTTATATTTGTCATAAGTGATGATATCACCATGACCAAACATACGTCTGTTCAACTTAATTTTGAAATTTTGACCATCAACACCTTTTTGTTGATTGTAAGGCTCAATGTCTTCCACGATGTAAGGGAGATCCTGTGCTACAGGAACTTGCCACTTATATTCACCGCGTGCGTTATCTACCATGATAACGTTTTTACCACCAAAGCTGGACATTTGATAAAGAGGCATTTCAACCTTTTGAGCCATAGCCCAAAGATCAACAGGACCCAAATCTGTGGGTTCTGCACTCTTCAACATGTTCACCAGGTGGTAAGAGTCTACGTGAGAGCTAGTGTGATACTGCGTGTCACGTAGAAAAATACCATTGTTTAAAACTGGAGTACTCATTTTTCTGTTTTTTAGGGTTTAGAATTTAAATTAACGTTTAAATATATTTTGTTGTCTTGCGATTTTTCTAGGTTTTTGTTCTTCTTCTTCATAATGTGAAGAGGAACTTTTGCGAGCTTGCTCTGTTTTTAGTTGTCTAACTGTTTGCTCAACAGCTGCATTTTTACCTTGTTTCTTAAGTTCTGATCTATAACTATCAGGATCAGACAATAACCAAAGAGCTTCTGCAATAAGAGGATAGTTAGGTTCAACAAACTGATATTTTTCTAAAAGATGTCCTAAAAGATTTGTAGGACGACCATTAATAGAAGGATATTGAGGTTGAACAAGTCCTGAATAAAGCTGAGCTTGAATCTTCTTATCCAACTTAAGACCATTAATTTCTGCTGGTCTAAGAGCTTCAAATACATTTTGCATATATGCTTGTGCAGCTTGCTCTTGTTGTTGCTTCCTATATTCTTGTTCTTGAATTTTAGCTTGAACAATTTCTTCTTGCATCTGGTCAAGCTTTGGCTTAAATTGCTTAGCTTTCTTTTCAAGAACACCAAGATCTTTCCAAGTTTCAATTTCTTCTTCAATTTCATTTGCATCTCCAAATTGAGTTGCTTGAAGATATGAACGAATGATTGATTCTTGATCATTCTCATCTACAGGATTTAAAGACCTCACTTCTTCTGTTTGTGCTAACGCTTGGAATAAACCTTTAAGATCTTGTCCACCATCAGCAACATATTTAGCTGCATATTGCAACTCTTCAGGAAGTGATTCAAAGAACTGTTGAGGTGTTTGAGAAGCCACCTCTTGCTTTAAATTATCAATGTTTGCTTTCCAGAGTTCTTCAATATCTTTTTCTCCAAGCCTTGTGAGATAGTCATCTAGTGACTCTTTCTTTTCATCGTAATCATCAAATGCAAACATTTCATTTGATTCGATGCGCTTTTTTAAGAACTCTACTAAACCTGATTTATCTGTTCGAGGTCTTCCTCGATCTGATCTTGGTTTTTCTTCTTCCTCTTCTTCGTTAAGAAACTCTTTATCAAGTTCTTTAAATACTTCTTTAGCTTTTTCTTTTACTTCTTCCTCAGTTTTTTCTTTACCCTCATCTTCTTCATCTTCTTCCTCTTTGTCTAGAAAACTAAGATCTTGTTTTTTTGTAGTAAAGATGTTTGGTTTTAGTTCAGTGGCTTCTCCTGTTGATGGAGTTACAATGCTATCAGCTCCAGGAGCACCTAACCAGTTATCAATATCTACATCCACTTGTTGTACAGAAGTCTGTACATTTGATTGATTTTCACTCATATTTGTTGGTTTTTATATTTATAATATCTACATTTAAAATATACAAAATAAATTTTAAAAATTTAAAATTGTATATTAAAAACTAGCAAAGCAATGGATAATAGAGCTATAATTTTATTTCTTCTTTTCTGATGTTGTTTTAACATCATATTTATTCTTGTTTTCACGAGCAATCTGAAGCTGTTTATCTGCTATTTCTTTTTGAGCCTGAAGACGTTCTCTTTCAATATTTGCTTTTTGTGTATTAAAATTATTTTTATTTATCTCTTGCTCTCTTTTAAAATTCATTGTTTCTTTATAGTTGTCTTGCTGTTGTATATTTTTAAGAGCATCTTGATAGTCAGATTGTAAATTTTGATTAATATCTGATTGAGCACCATACCCTGCACCTCTAATTTCTGCAACCAAAATATCTTTTTGTCTATCTTTTTCAGCTTCCTCAGCTCTAAATTGAAGATCCATTTGCTTTTGACGTTCAAGCGACTGAAGCTGTTCTTGTTGCATTTGCTGCTGTTGTTGCATTTCTTGTTGCTTCATATCCATCATTTTCTGTTCAGCAGCTTTAAGAACACCAGTAAGTTCAGCTATAGACTCGGACTTAATAATATTACCTAAATCATAAATAGAAGCACCTGTTGTATTATTTTGAATAGCCAACTGTTTAAGCTGCTCCATTATAGCACGTGAATTTGTTTTAGTAGTACAGAATACGTTCAAATCTCTAAGAAGTAAATCTGTACCATTCATCTCAAAATTCATCCTTTCATCAGCACCTGTAATATATTGAAGACGCAAACTAGGTTTTTTAGAATGATAGTATTGAGCAAGATCTGTACGCATCTGATGTACACGAGGCATCAGATTATCACTATGTTGTATAAAGTATTGTTCTGTTTGAGCATAGCTAGCATTCATAGCTTGCTCAACTCCTGTAGCTGTTTGCTGTTGTGCAATAGGTTGACCCATACGTTGTTGGTTCAAGCCAATCACTTCAAAAGCTTGCTGCTTAAAATAGTTAGCAAGTTGAATCCTTGACATTAAACGTTGTGTTTGCTCAAGATTTAACACTTGGTAGTGTTGGAAGTTAAGAGCATTCTCTGTATTTGTAATAGATGTATCAAGAGGTAGCATCTGAAAGTTCTTCATTGCTACATATGCTTTAGATAGATTATTCTTACCCCAATCTTCACCCAATGAGTGACGAGGAAGAGCATTCTGGTCAAGCATAATTACAGTACCCAATTCATCTACAAGGATATCTGCTATTTGATTATTTACAATGTTGTATCCAATCTGATAGGGCTTCATTAAGTCTACAAGACTTATTGATCGCGTATTGCGATCTCCAAACACACATCCTTCTACTGGAAGTTTACACCCATAAAGTGTACTATCTCCTTTAAACTGAAAAGGAACTCTACCAGGTTTACCACCATTAAGTCCTATGTACATGGGGTTAATACCACCAAGGTTATTCATACCCCAAAAAGCAGGACGATTAGGACCTATTTTAAGTCCTCCCCACACTTCATTAATCCAAATCCAATCAATATGCTCACCAAATAAAAGATTCTCTTTAGACTTCTGTTTAAACATTTTAGTGTTATAAACAGGTTTATCTGTAACCTTATATTCTTCTGAAACAATATCTTGAATCATCTCTCCTTCTTCAGTGACTCTTGTAAGATGTCCCACCTTACGTTGTGATTTCCAATAGATTGTAGAAACACGAAGAAGATAGTTTTGACCAAAATCAGCAAAGTCTTCTGAGTCAGAAAGAATCATATGAATAATATCCCCTTGACCAAAGAATCTACTATCATATAATGACATGAATTGTCTATATCCTAAACTTGGCATATGTACATTCCAGTCATGCGACTTAGTAGCATCATAAAAACTACCATCATTTTGTACACCAGGAATCATATATCCAGCTGAACGTATAGGATAGATGGCTTCAAGTGTACGCATTTGCTCTTCTGTCATCATCCATCCGTACTTATCTATTACATCAGCAACAGACATCAAATCAATTTTACCTACCCAGTTACCCTGAGAGATGTATCTCGTATCTGGAGATTTATGATAGAATGTAAGTAGAGGATTCCAAAGCTCAAGCTCATAGTCATCCTCATTCATTTTAAAATGCCAAAACTCTCTATCTGTAATAAGCATATCCCTAAACCCACGTTCTTCTAACTCTTGAAGTTTAAATCTTTCTTCATCTACAGACATTTGATGCGTAGCCCATTGTTCAATCATAGAACGATAGTCCTTTCTAAAAAAGTCTTCAATTTCAGGAAGTTTCTGTAGATTTTCTGGTGCTAATGCTTGTTGCATTTGTTCTTCATCTAACTCAGCACCACTTTGCATCATTTGAAATAATATCTTTTGCTGAGCTTGTTGAAGAAGAACATCCTCAATCATTTGTCTTTTCTGCTCTAACATTTCATTGTAGGAAATGTCATCAACAGCTTTAAACATAATACGAGAACTACGCTTTGAAAATTCATTACAAAGCGTATTTACAACACCAGGAATAATAGGGTAGAACTTAAGTTCAAATGCTGATACATCCTCTTTTGTAAGAGTATCAATCAGATCAGCCATTTCATTATCTTCCTCAACAATATAGTCAGTCTTATCAATAATACCCCTAGCAAGTTTATAGTTTTTCATTAGACGTCTAGCATTACGTCTAAGTTGCTTAAGCCCTTGCCACTCAAGCCAATCTAAGTTCCATGCACGCCATTGATCATCCTTTTCTTTTTCAGAAATAAATTGAATAGGTTGAGTGAGAGTACCCATCTTGGTATACTCACTCTTCTTACCACCTTTTAAATCAAGAGCATTATATACTTGCATTCTATTTAATTTGAAATATCTCCATCAAAATATACAACTCGATTTGTAAGATCGGATGTCCAGTATGATGAATCATTTAAAAAATAATCATAAGCATCATCTGAAGACTCTAAATTTTCATCTTTTAAAAGAATTAAAGCTTCATTTATGCTAATCACCTCATCTTTTATGAGTCTTGTAAGAATCTCAATTTTCTTAATGTGTAAGGGACTATTCATTATTTTAAGTTTTTAAAAGCTCTTCTTGAAGGTGCTGTCATACCACCCCCATTTTTATTACCATGTGATCTACCAATATGTCTAAATGGTCCCCAATTTAATTTACTAAATTTCTGGGAACTTTCCAAGTTTTCTTTGGTTTCAACTCTTTTGGTGTAACCTCTATTAGACTGTTGCACCTTAGCAAAAGCTATTAAAGAACAGAATGCTACAAGCCTATCCACGTTTAGTCCATCTCTATATGCTTGCATTTCTTTAAGAAGCATAATATCTGGAATACGCTCCACGCCATATATAGTCTTAACAATTGTACCATCTGGTAGGGTTTCATAATCAAGCTCTTCTTGTAAAAACTCAATTCCATAAGAGAGAATGGTTCCTTTAAAGATTGTTCCTACGTTCTTCCATCCATACTGCTGAAACACATTTCTATTAGCTCCTATATCCTTGAGAAACAATATCATATCTTTTGGAACCAAATATCTTTGTTTCTTTTTAGATATCATATACTGTATAAACAAAGCTACGTTATTTTCTACTAATGTCCAAGCGTTATACCACTCAATCATCATCTCTAAACGCTCATGAGTTTTGTTTATATCATCAAATCTTCCACACCAACTAGCCACTATCTTATCTCTTTCAATAGTATTTTTTACAACACCATTACCATCATCTGTTATCACCTCTACAGGATTCTTAAGAATGTATATAGAACAAAGAGATTCAGATGTTGTAGTTTTACCCTCTCCTACAGGATCGACACTAGCATAGTACATTCCAAACGTAGGATCTTTACAAGGACGCTCATATACACATATCACTCCCTCCTTATCCTCTGTTTTCTTAGATATGGGAAATTCAGATATGGGAAGCTTATTAGAATTAGAAGCCACTATTTTACCATCAGCATTTCTAGATAAGTTAAGATGCTCTACAGGATAGTCCTTATCCATAATTCTTTGCATCTGCTTAGATACTAGGTGAGGAGGAAACACACTCACCTTTCTTGTAGCAAATGCTTCTTCTATATTACGAGGATGCTGAGATATTGTAAGTTGATATGCTTCTGGTGCAAGTTTTTTCTTTGCTTTAGCAAACTCCTCGTCAAGAGCTTCTAAAGCTTCTTGCACCTTTGAATTACCATAATCATCTATGTATGGAGGCATGCTCCATTGCTCAGGAATAAATAATCCTGTTACGCCTATTGTACCATCAATGTCTAAAAGATTTGTTTCCACCCCATAGAATCCATTCTCATCTGGATTGAGAATATACTCTTTCATGGGTTCGCACTGATCCAAATCACCCACAGATCCTGCTGCTATAAATTGTCCTGTAATAATGTGCCCTGATTTAAGAGCTGGTTTCATAAACCCATATGTATCATCCATTTTAGGAGCAATACCAGCTTCTTCATGAAAGAAATACGTTACAGGTCCACCCACACCATGTGTAGGATCTTTCTCAAATGAATAAAGATTAATAGTAGATTTATTACCCTTATAAGTATCTCTACCATTAATCCTCACTTTAATTTGTTGTTGCCAAGCTCCCACTTTATCTGGTTCAGCAGGTCTATACCAAGCAGTGTGTTCATTTAAAAAGTTCTTATATTCATTTAGAAACTTCCAAGATCCCTTCTCGTTAATGTAGTCTTTAAGACTAGCTCCTATCTTTAATACAGCACCATCCTCAAACCAATATTGGTTAATAAGCTTAGCCATGTGAAAGTATGAACTAGCTATCTGACGTTTCTTTAGAATGATAGCATGCTTGTAGTTAAGCTCTGCTAAATGTTCATAAAGAGCCATGTGATATTGAGCATCCCTCACTTTGGCAAAGTCAAATCTCTTTTCCTCCTTATCATATATAGGAAGGAAATTAAGCCACATGTAATAATCACGACTAATATACCAAGTATCATTTTTAGAATGTACAATAATACCCTTACGACATTTATTTTTCTGGTCATCCCAATAAGTTATAAAGTCTTTTGTTTTAAGAGGAGCATCACAATAGTATCCTTGCTTTTGAAATTTACGTCCCTCAGCATTAAATATGCGAGAAACTTCGTCAAAATGGTATTCACCTGGTTGTTTAAAAATAGATTTCAAAAAGTCTCTAAACTCTTCTCTTGTTTGAAAAGATGTTACAGACCATGTGTCATCTTTATATGTTGGTACTTCTATAAAACTACTCATTGATAAGTTTTTCTACTTCTTCTACATCGCCTTTTAACTGATAAAGAAGTTCTTTTAAATCAGAAATATTTTTACTTCTTAAACACCTTTTACAATCCATTTTATCCCAATACTGATTATAATCATCTCTATGGATTGCAGCCCACACTTCTGTAAAAGGATTGTAGTGAAATACCCAGTTATACATAAAAGCATTTCCTACGTTGTCATCATGTTGTTGGTTCATAACTACTATTTTATATATTTAAAAATAAATCTTTCTGGAGCGTTTGCAACAATTATAACTTCAATTATATTTACACCTCTTTTAAAATATGGATTTAAATCAGTTGTATTTAATCTTCTAGCAAATATTATTTCATCATACTTAACATCACCTATAATAGAATATATTCTTATATGTTTAATATAATTTAATGAACCATAATTACTTTTAAGCAATCCTCCATTAATAGATAGTTCTAATTTATTAAGATCTCTAACTATTGTTATATTATTTCCTTCAACATTATTTAAAGGTAATATTCTATTACATGTACATCCTCCTCTTAATGTGTTAACAATATAAGTTTGATTGTCAGAATTATTAAAAGCACCTGGTGTAGCTAAGCTAGCTGCTACTATTGTCCATTTTGTAGCATCAAAGTAATCTGCATCAGTTGTTCCTATAAACGAAGCTGCTACTGCTGACATAGATGTACTTGATACAATTGGAGCTAAGGCATTACCTATCATAGGATCTGTTGTAGTGCAACCTGATGCACTAGTTGCTCTTCCATATACTAAACCATGTACTAAATTAAATGATGGATCTCTAATTTGAATAGCGTCTCCAGCATTAGCTAAACCAATGTTAACCCACGTTCCTGTTGATGTATAAGAACAACTAGTATAATCAGTTCTTAATATACAGCTTGAAGCAACAGGTAATGTAGTGCAATATTCTAATGACACATGATTACTTGGTACAATATAAATACAGTCGTTGTTTACCCAATCATAAGGATCATCAGCAGGTAGAATTAAGTCCTTATCTAATGCATTATAAATAACAATGATAGCCCCTACTGGTAAGTTATTCCAAGGTGCTTCATTTTTAAATCTCATATGACCAGTGGCTACCCCTGATCCTGTAAAGTGATTTATTGGCGAGTAGTCTCCATTATTATCATCTAGAATCCACCCAGCTATATTTACTTTGGCTAATACACAATTTGTATTATTAATTGAACTTGCAGACGACACAACTAACTCAACCCATTCTTTAGCGCCACTAACTCCTTGAGAAAATTCATTAATGCGAATTGATTGACCTAATGATATTGTAGTTATTATTAAACTAATTAAAATTAATATCAATGTTTTCATAACCTAAA